AGGACCGCCTTTACCTGAGTGAAGAGTACCAGTCTTGTACTCATGCATTACCTTACCGATTTTAGCTGGTTTTTTCTTAGTTGCCATAAGTCATTCTTTCTAATTTAAGAGTACAAATAATACCGAAGGAAGAACCAGATTCAGATGTCATATGTATTTGGTCGCCTGATTCTAGCACCACTCCAGACCCGTTACCACTGAACTGAAAATATGTCTTAGCTGTAAAATTATATTGTTCTAGCATATGAACATGAGTATTTTCACTTACATCATACCAATCAACAGTTAAATATTTATTAGTTCCTGTAGCGTTGTGAGCATACATTAAATCCCAAGTAGCTGTATAGCCGTCAGGAACTGTATATACTACAGTCTCTACACCAGCAGTTAAGTTCTTACCTATTGATATTGTTTTCATAGGTGTTTTAAAATCCAGTCTTTAAATAATGTTAAGAATATACCAACACCAGAGGCAATAAAGGCTACACCACCTAGGAATCCTTTGTAGCGAGTCATCTCATCACGAATGGAGTGCATACATTGCAGTATCTCTTGTTGATCTGATTTAAGTTCTCTTACTTCTGCCTCTAGGACAGCGATGCGTTCTATTTGATCTGTCATGATTATGCCGTGTATGTACCAGACGATGTGAATGTATGAATAGTATTGCCACCGCTAGAAGTGACTGTGCCGCCTGTGCCACGCTGTGAACCAGCATAAGAAATAATTACAATTCCTGAACCACCAGCTCCTGAAGTTACTGTTTGACCATCTCCTGCGCCTGAAGCACCACCGCCGCCTCCAGTATTGGCTGTTCCGCTTGTTCCAGTTGCTTTAAACCCACCGCCAACTCCGCCGCCTCCAGCACCGCCGCTAGTTGATGGAGAAATTGAATAGCTTCCACCGCCACCACCGCCACCAGCGTAAGTTACGCTTGCGCCTGATATTGAAGAAGATGATCCTGCTCCACCATTTCCTGAAATTGTTCCTGATGCATCTTGACCAACAGCACTAGCTCCACCGCCGCCACCGCATCCGTTTACTAAACTTCCGCCTCCAGCATTTCCTTGACCACTAGTTCCTGAACCTTGATAGCCAGTATAATTTCCGCCGCCTGATCCGCCATTTCCTGCTGGATTAGCAGAACCAGCACCACCGCCACCACCGCCTATTGCAGTTGCAACTCCACTAATAACTGAACTACTGCCATTATTTCCTGCGCTATTGGCTGATCCTGTTCCTGTTACTGCCGCACCGCCAGCACCAACAGTAATTGTGTATGAAGTTCCTGGAACTAATAAAGTTGAAGTTGTTAAAAATCCTCCTGCTCCGCCACCACCAGCGCAACCATTTGTAGATGCTGAAGCTTGCGCTCCAGCACCGCCACCGCCAACAATTAAATAATTAGCTGTATATGATGCAACTGGTGAAGTAATTAAGCCAGCATAAGCAATCCAGCCTTGAGTTGAGTCTACATAAACAATATTTGCAGATTCACCATTGGTATTCAAAATTGCATTTGAAGTAGATCCTGAAATCTTGTTGCCATTAGGAGCTAAAGTGCAAGCATTTGTTTTAAATGTTCTTGCGTAATCCGTAATAATTAAATACTGACCTGCTGTAGGACTCGCAGGAAGAGTGACTGTAACCGTACCAGAGGTAGTATTTACAGGATAAGCGTTACCTGCTACAGCAGTAAAATTTGTTGTTTGTACTGATTGCCATGACGCACCCCCACTAGCTGCTGTGGCTTGTACTGTTCCGTCTGGAAAAGTAATACCAGTGCTACCGCCTACGATTGATGACATTGTATGTCCTTAAACTGTAACTTCAACCCAAGCCAATGTAGGCTCATCCCATTTGTATAACTTACCATCTTGTGGCATTGGTGTTGGTGCTTCCCATGTCCATGTAGTGTTGTTTAACACCCATGAAGCGAATGGTTGTGGTGCATAGAAGACATCGTTCTGTGCATCGTATGTGTAACCAATACCAGCGTAGTTACCACGCAATGGTGTACCGCCTTTAGTGTGTTGACCACCAATAGTGTTGTAAGAAGTTTGAATCCAAGCACCAGGACTTGAATCAACGAATGTATCAAAGAATTCTGGTTCAGCAACAATAACTTGCGTTACTTTACTGTCTACTACTTTTGCAAAATGTCCCATGTAAATCTCCTAATTAAGCTGTGTAAGAACCACTTGATGTGAATTTAATAATTGTATTAGAACCTGAAGTTGTAACTGTAGGTGAGCCTGTTGTAGTGCCTGTGTAGTTAGCAGTTGGTACGGAAAGAATAACAACACCTGAACCACCAGCTTTTGCAGTAGAAGTGCCGTTAGCAGAACCACCGCCCCCACCGCCTGTATTGGCTGTTCCTGCTACACCTCCAGCGCCACCTCCGCCATTTCCTCCTGCGCCTGAAGTAGTATTAGCACCACCACCACCACCTCCAGCGTAATATGTTGCAGAGCCTGTTATTGATGAGGACATACCAACACCGCCATCACCACCATTAGAAGTAGCGGAAACCCCTACACCACCTGCACCACCACCGCCACCGCCAAGATAAGTAGAATTGCTACCAGCACCGCCATTGTTACCTTGTCCTGAATAAACGCTTGTGCCAGCAGCAGATAAATAAGAACCACCACCGCCTGATGCGCCTGATTGACCTGAGCCACCATCCCAACCACCACCGCCTCCACCAAAATAAGCAGTTAATGTTGTGCCGTTACCAACTAATGTACTGTTTGTTCCGTTGCTTCCAACACCACCATAATCCCCCAAACCGCTTCCGCCTGCACCACCAGCACCCACAGTAACTGTATAAGTAGTGCTTGGAAGCAATGCTAAAGTGCTTGTTAAATATCCACCTGCACCACCACCACCGCCTTCGTAGCCTCCACCGCCTCCACCGCCACCACCAACTATTAAATAAGTTGCTGTATAAGTATAAGGAGCTGTTGATAATTGAACCCAAGAAGTTCCATTATATCCTTCAAAAGAAGTTTTTTCGGTGTTATATCTAATCATTCCAGCTATAGGGCTTGATGCTCTTTGTGCAGTAGTTCCAGTAGGTACAGTCAATGCACCAGTATTATTTTTTAAATCTACAAGACCAGAAGTAGCTTGTAACTCTAAAGTACCTGAACTATCTGCAGTTGAAGTAATACCAGTAATACCTGATACGACTCCGTTGTCAGCTTTAATTATTGAACTCATGCTGTAAATGTCCCAGATGTTGTGAAGGTGTGAATAGTGTTTCCTCCTGCAGAAGTAACTGTTCCGCCTGTACCACGTTGGGAACCAGTATAAGAAATAATTACAACCCCTGAACCACCATTACCGCCAACTAAATATCCTGAAGTTTGACCACCACCTCCACCACCGCCTCCAAGATTTGCTGTTGCATTGGTAGCTGCAGTTGAAGCATTAGTGCCGCCGTTTCCGCCACCATAAACTCCAGAGCCTCCTGTTACAGAACCAAAACCACCTCCACCACCAGCGTATTGAACAGATGTTCCGCTAATAGAGGAAGTAATACCAGTTCCGCCTGATGCTCCTGTGTTTCCGCTTCCGTTGCCATTACCTCCTACTGCTCCAGCACCACCACCGCCAGAACATGAATAGTTTGCTGTTCCGCCATAGGTGGATGTATTTCCACCAGCATATCCTTGTCCTGAAGTTCCTGAACCTCCTGATGTGGAACTATATGCCATTCCACCGCCACCTCCAGAACCACCTGAATTTCCTGTAGTTGAACCACCACCTGAAGTAAATACTGGGGATGTTGCGCCGCCTCCTCCTCCAACACTGGTTGCAACAGCACCTAATACTGAATTTGATCCATTAGTTCCGTTTGCACCACCAGAACCACCGCCCGATCCACCAGCACCAACTGTTATAGAATAAGTTGTTGAAGGAGTTACTGAAAGACCAGTACTAGATAAAACACCACCTGCACCTCCTCCTGCAGCAAGATAACCACCGCCACCACCGCCTCCAGCAATAACTAAATAATCTATTGAATAAACTTGAGATGTAATTGTTGACCAGCTAGCACCGTTATAAATTTCAGTTTGATTTGTACTTGTGTTATATCTAACAGTACCAGCCACTGGACTTGCTGGACGTTGTGCTGTAGTTCCTGTTGGAACAAGTAAGCCACCAGTAGAACCGTTAGCTTTAATTAAACCACTATCAGCTACAAGTTCTAAATCTCCAGAAGTATTACCTGTGGAGACTAGAGCTGTAGTTGTTGTTGTTCCTGCTTGAATTTTACTCATTAGATTACCACCCATCGTTGACCAGAAGCTACTGTCACAGCAACACCTGATGCAATTGTCATTGGACCTACAGAGAATCCATTATTACCACTTGAGATTGTTTGATTAGCAGACACAGTGGTTGCATTGGTAAAAATACCATTAGATGCAGAACCGCCTGAAGAAGCAGTGGTATTAACCCAAGCAGTACCGTTATAAGAAAGAGTTTGACCTGTTGTTGCTGAAGTAATTGTTACATCAGTTAAATCATCTAAAGCTGGAGTAGCGTTAACTACTGCCCATGAAGCAGTTGTTCCGTTAGTGGTTAAATACTTACCAGAATTACCAGTTTGACTAGGAAGACTTACTGGAGCTGCTGCCCAAGAAGCTGTAGTACCGTCAGATGTTAAAAGATAACCACTAGCACCGATACCTAAACGTGTATTACTATTAGCACCGTTACCAATAATCAAATCACCAGTAGATGTTACTGGAGATAAAGCATTAAACGCAGCAGCTTTGGCTGTCTGTCCTGTACCACCGTTAGCGATAGCTACAGTACCAGTTACGTTAGCAGCAGTACCTGTTGTGTTTTGATTAAGATTGGGAACATCAGAAGCAAGTATTCCTCTGAATGTTGGAACACCAGCAGAACCGTTAGGAGCAGCTAAGAAAAACTTAGCAGTTTTTGATGCGTATGGGTTTAGTGTGTCTCCGTAGTTGGCTGCTAAACTAATAGCTGGAGTAGCTCCACCAGAAGATACGACAGGGGAAGTTCCTGTTACAGAAGTTACAGCACCTGAGACAGAAGCATAAGCATCTAACCAAGCACTACCACTCCATACTTTCAATCAGCAGGATGTACTGTTGAAATACAACGCACCAGTTAAAAGAGTATTGCCGTCGTTGTCGACAGTAGGAGCAGAGGATTTAGCACCTAAGTAACGGTCATCAAAGTTGTCATACAAAGTAGCTGCATCAGACGCAGAAGTCGCTGCAGCAGAAGCTGAGTTACTTGCGTTAGTGGCTGAAGTAGACGCACTGCTTGCTGAAGTAGAAGCTGCAGAAGCAGAACTAGCAGCATTAGTAGCAGATGTGCTTGCAGAAGAAGCAGAAGATGAAGCAGACGATGCACTAGAAGCTGCATTGGTTGCAGAAGTGGATGCATTACTTGCTGATGTAGAGGCAGCAGACGCAGAAGAACTAGCACTTGATGCTGAAGTTGATGCACTTGATGCGGAACTAGATGCAGCAGATGCAGATGAACTTGCACTAGAAGCTGACGAAGCAGCGTTCGTTTCTGAAGTCTGTGCTGCAGTTTCTGCAGCTTGTGCAGCATCTCTAGCAGCTTCTGCTTCAACTACTAACTCAGCTACAAGAGTAGCTTCTGAGGAAGAATCAGTAACTGCATCACCAGCACCACCAGGTCCACGATAAATACTCAAGGTTTGTCTCCTATTTTGTTTAAGAACTCTATTAAAGAACTCTTAAACAAAACCACCTCCGAAGAGGTGATCTTGATTACAACTTGATTAGCCGTTAACAGCCAATACGAAGCCAGCTTCTGGACGTACAGTCTTCACACCGAACAATGTGTCAGCAGTGTAGAGTGTAGACAAGTATTCTTGCTTGTACTGAGTCTGTGAACGAACACCCAATTGCTCAGCCAATACCATAGTATCTTTATGAGCAAGGATAGCAGCTTTAACGTCGCCACCAGCAGAGTTGTTAGCATCAGTTTCGATTGTTGGGCAGTTGCTAGAAACATAGATGTCGATACCATAGAGGCTACCGATCAAACCATTGTTAACACCACGACCATCAACGAAGTCAGAGCTATTGTAACGGTCGATACCGAGGATAGCTTGACGAACTGAAGGAGGAACAACAAAGAAACGACCATCCATTGGAACATCAGCGTCGTCCATCTTCTTGATCAAAGCACGGAAGATAGCGTCAGTGAATGTAGATGTAGAAGCTACTGTGTCTTCAGCGTAAGCACCCAAAGCTGTACCAGCGTTTGAGTAGAAGCTTGCACTGTGAGTCCAGTCAGAAGCGTCGCCATCGCCAAAGGACTTGCCTAAAGCAAACAATGTGTCATCAACTTTCTTAGCTAATGCATAGCCAGCGTCTTCTGTGTAGAAGCGACGGAGTGATGCCAAAGCCTGAACTTCAACGATGTCCTCAATGAAACGTGAGTACTCGAAGTGTTGATCGATTGTTACGTTTACTTCAGTTTCTGTATCCGCTTGGATAGTAACTGCAGTGTTTGCTGCTTTAGCTGCAGCAGAGCCACGAGTTGGCTTAGGAATGTGAAGTGTATCACCTTTCTTGCCCTTCATGGTCATCTTGTTAACGAGGTTAGCTAAAACCAAGTTCTTTTGATAAGCAGCTACTACCTCATCAGACCAGATTTCTGGAATGAATTTGTCTGCTTGTGTCTTTGCTACGATTGAACCTGAACCACCAGGATATGCTGCTGTACTCATTTTGTAAATCTCCTAAATAAAATTAAAATTAACGTACCCTGCCTTCAGCGTAAGCTTGGAGAATATCATCTGCCATGCTTTCGTATCTAGCTGGGTCTTGCATTCTTAAGCGAATTAAGTCTGCACGACGATAAATGGGTTTACTTGATTCACCTGTACCGCCTTCTTGGACGGCTGCAGTTTTGAGTGCCTTGCTACGGTTAGCTTCTTCTGTCTTCTTCAGAGACTCGTCAGCAGCTTTTACTTGTTCTGCTTTCTGAGCCTTGACATTACGTAGTGACTTGTAAGTCTCTAGTAACTCCAATGCTGAATCAACATCATAATTGTTAGCCTTAGCAAAGATACCCATGCGAACCTTAGAACCCTGCACCCATTGTGCAAAGTCTTCTGATTGTGCTATGTCAAGGTAATCAGGGTGAGCCTTTTCAATCGTCTGCAGTGCAACCAACTGAGCCTGTTGAGCTTGTTGTTCTTGCAATTGCTTTAGAATTGGATTATTCTCTACTGCCTGATTAACTGCCTTAGCAGGATCTTCAAACCAATCAATCTCTTGTGCTTTACCTGGCTGTTGTGTGTCGTGCTTCTGTTCGAGTTGTTGCTTGATGAACTGGTCTAAAAGCTTTCTACTCTCACCAACCTCTTGTGCCTGACGACCAATAAGCTTTTCAGCTTCCTGATGCATACGAACAATCTCATCTAGAGATTTGCCCTTGTACTTCTCAGGGATTTCAGGTTCTTGTTGTGTAACTTCTGGCTCAGGTTGGGCTTGTGTAGCCTCTAAACTAGTAGTCTGTTCTTGTTGGTTAGTGACGTTATCAGCGTTACCTTGTTCTTCTTGCACTTCGATAAAATTAGCAGCCATGTATATACTCCTGTCGCAATGCGATTTTAGGATGATTTAAAAAATGATTCGGTGGTCAAGAGTTGCCACTTATGAACCGTGTTTAGCTTTTGTTTTTCTCTCCAATGCCAGCTTCTCAGCTCTCATCTTATTCCACTTCGATGTTGCAGAAGGGTATAAACCACTTACAGGATCTAAAGAGATCGTAGGGGTGGAGATCATGCGAGTAGCCATCTCGCCACACTCACTACACTGAACTTCTTTTATGTCAACATCGACGAAGGACTCAGTGATATGCGAATTTTTACATTCAAAGTCAAACATTCTACGAGGCATTGTCTTCCTCCTGCTGAAGTTGCTCGTATACTTCTGTGCTTGACTCTTTTAAAGTCTTAATCCAATTCATGATGGACATCTCGCCCTTCCTGAAGTGGAGTTGTTCTACTGTTTCAATACCACCAAGGGTATCAGTAGAAGTTATCATTAGTTCGAGGTCTTCTAAAAGATCTTGCCACCCTCTGGTAGCCATCATCGCAAAGCGATTCTCGTAGTAGTCCTGTAATTCTCGATTCATTTAACTTTTTCCTTGACAAGGGAGTTAATCTGTGTTATAGTGTAAATATTATACCACAGATTTCCCTAAATGTCAAGTACTTTTTGTTATTTTCCTGCCATTTGTAACATAGCGATACGTTCGTTGGACTGAATATCAGCCTCTTTAACAGCCACTGAAGCGATTTTAGCGATGTCTCCTAGGGGTGATACAGGCTTATTGCTATTCATCGCTGTAACAGCCTTAATTTGAGTCTCAGCAGGGATTGCCTGAGCTTGTGCTCCAGCCTTCTGAGCTTCTGCTGCAGCCTTAGCAGCTTCTGCCTGAGTCTTCTGCAGTGCAGCCTGAGCAGTAGCGATCTGTAACTGCTGCATTTGCTGTTGCATTGGGTCAGGTTGAGACATTTGCTGTAGTGTAGCTACAATCTCTTCTCTGTTAGCCATGCTTGAGGACTGGATAATACCCTGTAACAATACTGGAGTGATAGGGCTAGAAGGTCCAAGGGTCTGCATTAAGCCTACCATCTGCTGTTGTTCGTACTCACGAGCTACCATACCAAGACTTGATACTGGAATGAATACAAAGTCCTTAACAGGGTAACGCTCAGGATCAAACTGCATGAATCTCCATGCTGCCTTAGTAATGAAAGGCATTAGGAAGTCTTCTTGGAAGTTGATCAAGGTACGCTTGTTCTTCTTCATCAAGCCTGAGAGAGCCATAGATAGACCTGCACCAGAGGCTTCACCACCAGCTACTTGACCTGGCATAGAGGTGCTGTCGATAGTACCTGTAGCTTGCAGTAGCATTGATTGGAAGTTCTGAGCTGTCTGGAAGTTTGCTGGATCTGTAGTACCAAACTTGAATGGCATCATAATCTCATTAGGATTACCATTAACCAACATGTTCTTACCAGGACGTACTTCATACTTAGCACCACGAGGAAGACGTGTAGCGTCCATAGCCATCATAGGTGAAGTAGTTAGGGCGAGAGAATCTAAGTGACTACGGATCTGAGCATCAATAGCTTTCTGCATATTGTAGCCCTTCTCTGCAGTACCACGACCCCAGAAGCGACCAGGTAAAGAGTCAGCCTGGCAAGCAACAACAGGACGATCCTTCATCATGTAAGGGGTTTCTTCTGCTTTGAGTAGCCACTGGTCATCACCAATAACAACTACAGCTTCAACCATGTCAGCATAGTCTTCACCTGTTGAACCTTCACCAAACAAGTCAGCGTACTCTTCTTTATCTTTCTTCTTGATAGCAGAGAGATACTCACGAGGAACTTTACCATACCAGCGAAGGATACGAATACGATCATCTTGCTTAGTAGATATTTCTTGTACTGGTTCTAATTCCATCTTGTCGCCACTAGGCTGGATGTCTACCTTACGATAGTTGCCTTTGGTGATCTCTTCTACTACAGAGTGGTAGGAAACAAACTCTTCGATTGCAACACCAAGAGATGCTTCGATAGAACGAGCATTAGGTTCAATGAGGAAGTTACGTGGATTGATAGGGTGCAGCTCAACCATGAACTTCTTGGATTCTTGTACACCAATTGCTGCCATGTTAGAGCCAGGGATAGGCTGAGTAGCAGGAGACATTACTGTCTTTTCTTTTACTACAATCTCACCGATAAGAGTACCGTAGAGTTCGCCATTCAGAATGATGTCATCAATAGCTTTCTTTACACGTGAGAACTTAAAGTCTTCATGCATCTGTTGACGAACTAAAGCGATATCGTCCTTCTGAGGATCACGCATATCATCAACAATATCAAACCACTCACCACGACCAAACACAGCTTCAGAGATCTCAGCTTGCTTGGATTCTACAGCTTGTTGTAGTGCTGGAGTGATTAAACGACTACGCTCTGAGTCACGAGTCTTGTCTGCAGCGTCCCAAATACCACGAAACAGACGCTCATATTCTTCCCACTTGTCTAAGTAGTTTACATTACGATGATCTCGCCACTGGTCGCAGTGACTTGTAACAAAGCGAACAAGTTCTTTGTCTGCTTCGTCTTTTGCTTCTTGATTCATGTCTAGGTTTTCAGCCATTATATTCCTTGAATGGTAGATTGTGGAATTTGAGGTGTAAAGGGATCAGCAAACGCAGGTTGTGCTGGTTGCATAGGAGCAGTCATGTTATCTAATGTAACACCAAAGCCCTTGTTTGTAGGATTAGTTTCAATGCCACGCATAGCTGGGTTAGCTAAACGCTCTGCTGCACTCATGTCAGCTCTTTCGCCTGTCTGACGAGCGAATACTTCACCAGCAACCTTCATATAATCCTTAACAGACTGCTGATAAGCACTGCTTGCTTCGTTCTTAGCTGCTACAATACCACCCAACTTAGGGTCTTTTTGTGCTGCATTGATGAACTTAGTAGCCATCTCTTTGCTGTTAAAGGCTTTAGCTAAGGCTTGTGCTGCAGTCATTCCATCACGAGCTACTAATGAGCCTAAAGCTTCTGAAAGGTTATCAGCAGTAAAGCCAAGTCCTTTGTTTTGCTTAGCAAACTTAACAACATCAGGTACAGATGTAGCTACGAGCTTGTCAACAGCGTTGATATTGTCTTGGAAGGAGATATTGTTTTGAAGTACTTGGGTAAATCCCTCACCTTGAGTGAATAGTTCTTTACCTTGTACGTAGTGTTGTACTTCGTGGAGTACATTACTCTTAGCTTCTTTAGTAGTCCAGTTAGGATTCTGTCTATTGAAGTAGATTGTGTCTGTTTCGCTGTCAAATCCAGCTAATCTTGGAGAATTAGGGTCATCAGCAAAGCCAATCTTGATGTTAGAAATCTCAGGATAAGCTTTCTTTAGGGTCTCTGCATTGAATACTTCGTCAAATCCTAGCACTTCTGAGCCAGGCATCTTGTTTAAATCAACACCTTTCTTCAATGCTACGTTCTGATCACTTAATTCCATCATTGCTTTGTTAGCAACAGGGTCATAAGCAATACCAGAGTCAGCCCACTTCTTCATCCAGTCTTCTGCTGGTAATCTAAACCAGTCTTTTTGTGCGTCTTCTAGGGCTTTAGTAGCTGCAGGAGCGTCAATCACACCTGCTTCGCCTAGATTTTTAATACCAGCACCACCAATAAACATCTGTGGTGTGGTAGTAGGCACTACTCGTGAGTCAAACAAACCACTAGCTTTGAGTAAGCCTTGTGATTCTAAAGCATCAGATAGAGTACCTAGTCCTGCGGAGCGTAACAATCCACCTACAATACTCATTCCATCTCTCCTTCGTTAACATCAAAGCCTTCGCCCATATTCATCTTAGTAGCAACACGTTCGTCATCAATTGGACCACCCATCTCTTGCTCGTCACAAGTACGAATAGGAGAACAAGTAATATCAAACTTAGTGCAGTAAGCCATTGGATGAGACTCGATGTCAGCCCACTTAGGAGTTAAAGGTAACTGAGAAGCTTTGAGTTCGTATGCAGGACCATTAGCAATGCAATCCTGGATCTGAGTTGTGTTAACATAGTACTCGCAGTTAGCGCAGAGACGACCTCTTGCATCGCCTTCAGAACAACCCCACTTAACTGCTTTCTGTTTCCAGAAGTCTTCGTTAGGTTGACGTGGATCTGCAGGTCCTAGACCATGATTAGCTATAGTATACAGATGATTCTGTACGTTTAGTTTATTATTCTGTAGTGGCAACGGACAGCCATCAAGTATTGTAAGATCCATTAGTATCCTGATATAAAATCACTTGGTTCATAATCATCTTCACCGTCATCCATGAAGTACGAAGTTACAGCTAATTGATCAACGTAGCTCAGTGCATCAACTAAGTCATCGTGTACTTGTGGTGTAGGGAACATCAGAAGCTGGTCTGTAAATTCTCTCCAGTCTTCATCTTCATTGAGCACAACCTTACCATGCTCGAAGCGTCCCTGTAATGCCCAGACAACACGCTCAGTCTTTTGCTTTCCACCATGCGTTAAATCCTGCACAGAAGCGTATACGTTATTAGATCGCATCAGATCGCTTAGATAAGGCAATACAGCGTTTCTAACTGTACCACGCTCCATACCTACACCTACTGGCTGGAACTCTCTAATGTTCTTTAAAATGCGATTGGCAGCCTCTTTAACATCCCATCTACCATGTTCTATTTTCTTTACAAACCAGACACCATCATCAGTAACCTTTACTACTGCGATAGCGGATTCGTCTAATTTCTTTTGTCTTGTGCTGCTGTAGTTAGCATTAGTGAATCCTGCTAAGTCGATGGCTAGGTAATACACACCATCATCAGGTTCTTCACCATACTGAATCCATTGTTCTTTGAACAGGTCAGTACCTGCGTTATCAAAGGAAGCTTCGTATTCCTGTTTAAATGCAAAGCTACTTAATGTCTTTTTAGCGCCTTCAATCTCTTTAGGATCTATCAGTGGATTATCTTTTGTAGTGAAGTGCCAGGACTTCCACTCTTCATCTTCTCCAGTCCTACCGATGTTATACATATCGTAGAACCAGTTTCTTCCTTTAGGTGTACCTATAAATAAGGCATTCCCTTTTTTATCTGATAGAGAAGCTCTTAAGACTTTCTCCCAGGTTTCTGCTTTAATGTCAGCTACTTCGTCCAGAACAAGAAAAGTAAGGCTAACCCCACGAAGGGTGTCAGGGCGATCAGATCCTCGTACATATATCTTAGCTCCATTAATCAGAGTAATATCCATGTTGTTGACGTGAGATGATTGTATTACATCCCTACCTAAGTCCATCAACACATCCCAGATAATCTGCCTAGCTTGTCCTTGAGTAGGAGCAACATACATTACTGCACTACCTGGTGGACAACGTAGTCCTTCTACTAATAATGCTACTGCAGATAATCTAGACTTACCACAGCGTCGACCTGCGACAATAACCTTAAACCTGGTCTTATCTTGAAATACTTGTTTCTGCCAAGGTAATAACTCGAAGCTTAGATTCATTCATCAATCTCATTATAGTCGACAATCTCTGCTTCTATTTCTTCTACTGCTTCTACCTTAGCTTCACCTAATCCAGTAATATTAATCGTTACTGCATTACGTTGTCCTTTAGCATCTTTCTCAAATAATGATGTAGGTAGTAATCTATCCATACACATTTTAAGACATGCTACTTGATCTTTGTCATTATCATCTAATGCTTTTCTAAGTACAGTATCAATAACCTTAGTACCAGAAGTAGATAATAACCTTGCTTTAAATTCTTGTATTCGTCCTGCGTCACCTACTGGTCTACCAACTTTACCAGGCTTCTTCTTACTCTCCACAATAGACTTAGGAGGTCTTCCTCTCCTACGAGTTTGTGGTGCTAGAACAACCACGTTGTTAGGAGACAAATCATCAGAGTCAGACATAATACCTTTTCTTTACCTGCTAACGCAGAGAACAAAATACAATAAAAATAAAAGAACTTAATCTCTTATATAGTTACTAAGTAGTTTGTAACTTAGTTAAATACTGCATTTAAGTTGTCTTTTCTTGTTGTTTTTTCAACTTAGTTTTCTTCTTAGTACAACTATTATACCACAACTTCTTTATTTTGTCAAGCTTTATTTTTAATTAGTTCCCTTCGGAGCACATCTTCTGGGTATAGGGAAGCTGAGTTATGCGGGTCTAGGGAGACAAGCTTGCACGTATTCCGCATCAGCCTTTATCTTGTAGTCTTCTGTAGCTAACTGCTGCTATTATAAGTATTTGATTTATAAGGAGATATTGTATAGTTATACTGCCTAATATTTAAGCACAATTATGCCTATTTTTTAATTCAAATATCTTACGATATTCGCAGTCTTAATTCTCCTTCTCGTGAATTTAAGAGCTATCATACGCAGCAATCTGTGGCGATAGCCCCTCCCCCGTATGCATAAATAAATTAATTAGTCAACTAGGGAAAATACCTATTGACAAACTAGGAATATAAGGGTATAGTATTGACCCTCTAGACACCTGCCTAGAAATTAAGCAACTACTGTATATCCATACATTAGGGTAAATACCTAGAAGAAATATCTTGACATTCTGCAAAACCTGCGATATACTAGACTCATCAACTAAGGGAGGTAATACAATGACTAAACAGCAATTAGGGCAATTAAAATTAATTGATATTTATATCGATAATGGCATGCCAGATGTAGCGGCAAGGGTTTTATCTGCCATGATTAGAGCATGCCTAGTAAAATCTACCAAAATTGCCTTAATGATGAGAGCAGAGGATTTAAACTTAACTAAGAGAGCAGAATTTATAGTATAAGGGTTTATCCCTATAGACAAATCAAAATCTATAGGGTATACTTTAATTATCAATTGGAGGTTACATGGAATTTACATATAGAATAAAATCAGTATATGGTAATGATTTAATTTACCCTGTAAACGATACAGCACAAAAATTTAGTAATTTAATTGGAAAGAAAACATTTAGTAAAACTGATTTAGCAATTATTGGAAATTTAGGTTATAGTATTACTCAAGTAATTTAATGGAGGATTAGGGTATGTACCAATTTACAATTAACGGCAAAGTGTATAAATTTAAAACATTGAAAGAAGCTAGATATATGGCACAATTCAATGAAGGCATGACAATAATTTCAAAGGTAAAATAATGATTAAGCTAAGCAAAACAAGTAAACTAGATGGTATATTATCCTGGAGTTTACAAGCAATTGACACTTGCCCAGGATCTAGTGATGGTAATGGTGGATTAGTACCAGCTTGTCAGGGATGTTATGCCACTACAGGGAATTATAGATTCTCGAATGTCAAAAAACCTAGAGAGTTTAATAGGGAGGATTGGAAGCGGTTATCGTGGGTAGATGACATGGTGAAAGCACTAGATAATTCCAGATACTTTAGATGGTTTGATAGTGGGGATATGTACGATTTAAAATTAGCTAAGCGGATCTATCTGGTAATGATGTTGACACCTAATGTTAAGCACTGGTTACCCACTAGAATGCATAAATTCGACAAGTTTAAGGGCATTATAGCGGATATGCAAGCTCTACCTAATGTAGTGGTGCGTCTCTCTTCTGATAGTGTAACAGGGGACGTTATAGATGGTTTAAACACTAGTACCATATTCTCTGGTGATGTACCAGCAGGGATTACTGAATGCCAAGCGTATCAGCACGAGGGAAAGTGTAATGGTTGCCGAGCATGCTATGATAAGAGCGTATCAGTTATAGGATATAAAGCGCATGGTGTTAAGATGGCAAAGGTTATTAAGATTATGCAAGTTAAGGGTTAACACCTATAGACAAGTGGAATAAATTAAGATACAATTGAATCATCAACTGGAGGATATATGGATAATTATATGGCAGTAGGATTAGCAGAAGGATTCATTGAAGCAGAATCTGAAGAGCAAGTGATTGAAGCATGGCAATATCTGCACGATACTAGAATTGGATATAGTTTACAAGGTTGGTTTGGTAGAACACTTAAGCAATTATTAGACGAAGGGATTATATCATGAGTGATATCAACTTAGAATTAATCTGGAATGCCTTGCACTTTTATAGAGAACATGGTATACCTGAAGGGCAGGAACAGTACGATAATGAATGGTCAGATATCTGTACTGAAATGGCATGGATTGCAGAAGACTTAAATATTGTGGAGGAATTATGAGTGAATTGTACCCAGTAATTCAGATAGAATATAAAAATAGAAAACCAAGTAAGGCAGTTATCATGCGAACACTAGCAGAGTATTTAAAACAAGGCGGTAAGAATTTTGAGATTAACTGGGGTGAGAATTGGATAGACTTAACTTATCATGGTACATATAAAACGTGGCATGGTACTGGATGGATTAAAGATATTAGTGGTGATGATATCGCTAATGAATTAAACGAGATACGTAAGCAAGCAATTGCAGAGATTAAAACCCTTAACTTATGGAACAGTTAACATGTTAGATAAATTAGAACAGGCTTATACAGTAGACTTACTTGCCAGGATTACAGAATCAATTGAGATCTATCTGGAAGATGATAGATGGGACGGGATCGAGGCTTTATATGCAGAGATTGAAGAGTCAAATAAACTAGTACGCAATTACCATAAGCGCATAGATAAACAGCACAAACTAGATTGCCCTGCAGTAGATGGCTTTGGTTGTAGATGTGATGATAGTAACCATGAACTGGAGTGTGGAAAATGAATCGATATGATAGCGGATATAATAATGACAAATATTATGAACCAGAAGATGACGAGGATTTTGATGAGGATGAATGTGGTTTAGATGAGACAGACTTTATTGATGAAGATGAATGGGAGCGAGACGATGACTAATGATTTATTTATCAAAGGGCTATTGACATTTACATTTATTTACTTTAGTATTCAGATTGTACTAGCATATTTTGGAGGTTACCTATGAAACATCTTACGAAGAGAGAAGTTAGAACACTATACTGGGTACTGGTACAGTATACTAGAGACTGTGAACCAAGATACAAAACAAAAAGACTATCAAGTAAACTAAGTAAAATGTGGAGTGAATATGACAAAGCTATATAAGTTTTACGATGATAAGAACACAGTAGTTAGATTATTTAGTAATAAGGATGAAGCAGTAGGGTTTAGTCTTGTCGACAGATCACTACGGATAGAGACAGTTAAGTTATATAAGAAGCAGAAGACGAAAGATAACTACGTTACAGCGTATAAACTATTAGGACAGGGGATTGTATGAGATGCTATTGTTGTGATAAAATATTAAGTGACTTTGAATCTACACGTAAGAGTGTAAACACAGGTGAGTACCTGGACATGTGCAACAAATGCTATTCAACAATCAAGGAAGAACTACATGCAGAAGAACGATACGACTTATTTGATGGCGATGAAGACGAACTGGAAGACAAATCTTTTTTGTATCATGATCTGGATTTTGGGGTTGACAGTACTAGTTAAGATGTGGTAGAATATACTACATAGTTATACTAAGTAGTCTTAAGTAGTCTTAAGTATTATTATATATTTATGTTTTCTATATAGGAACTAAGAAGATGGCATGCATTGATTACAATCAAGACCAAGAGCAAGCGCACTATCACTTTACTATTTCAGAACTAGTCTATTACATTTCACAATATGGTATAGACAAAGTGATGGTTGATGTCTACGATATGTTAGCAGATCACTGCAACAAACAAGTAGCAAAGGTTCAGCTAGATATGTTTGAACTGGGGGGCAGGAACTAATGAACAATGAACCAGTAGCGTGGATTAGCCCATCAAATAATTTTTATAAGTCAAGAATGGAAGCTGTAAATAATGGAGAACAAATGGTAACTCCACTCTACACCCATCCAGCAAAGACACTAACAGATGAGGAAATAAGTGAAGTTATGTATCAATGCGATTGGCAATATGACCCTGAAAGTTTTGCTAAAGCAATACTAAGAAAGGCACAAGAGAAATGACATTTGCAGATTTTTATGCCTTGTATCCACGCAAACAAGGGCGCAGAGCCGCTGAACGCAGTTGGGACAGGCTAACCCATCAGGAACAGCAGGATGCGTTTGTAGCCCTTCCTAATCACCTTGCTTATTGGAAGTTAAAGCAGACCGAAAAAGACTTTATTCCGCACCCAGCTACTTGGTTAAATCAAGGTCGCTGGGAGGATGAACTGGACATGGAAGTCAAAAAGCTTAAAAAGCCAGAACTGCCGTGGTATTCCACAGAAGAATTGACCAAAGCCAAAGCCCAAGAAGTGCAATGCCCTGCTTACGCTGGTGAAGGTTGGCAACAATGGCGGGCGCGGATCAGCCAAAAGATTAAGCAGTTAGATGAACAGCTTTAGTGACAGAATCAACTATTTGGCCCATTCCTACATTGCAATTGCTAAACGCGACCGCGGCTGGGATCGGGTCAAAGCATTAATTGAACGAAATGAAAATACCGCAGATGCGGTGAAAGCACGGATAAAGGAACTGTATGCGAGAAATAGACCCGAATAAATGTATTGATTTCATATTGGAAAACGCAGGCAAATACGCAAAAGCACGCGGTGAGTTGGCCCAGCTTGAGGCCTTTAAATCCAGCCTTAAAGCCATAATGATGCAAAAAGCTAATGAGCAAACCATTGGCGCACAAGAGCGCGAAGCTTATGCCAGCCAAGAGTACCAAGACCATTGCGCCGCCATCGGTGTGGCCACAGAAAACGCTGAAAAATTAAAGTGGGAGTTGGAGGCCGCACGCCTGCGCCACGCAACATGGCAAACTCTGGAAGTGTCAAACCGTAATCAAGATAGGATGTTGAAATGAAACTTGCAGAAGAACTGTTGATTTTGAAAGCTTTAACCAAAATGTTTGAGGTAGCTATGGCAAAATCTGATGCCG